TTCTGATTGCCTCTTCCTTAGCCTTTCGATTCGCTTCCTCTTTTTCCTTCGCTTTTCTGATTGCCTCTTCCTTAGCCTTTCGATTCGCTTCCTCTTTTTCCTTCGCTTTTCTGATTGCCTCTTCCTTAGCCTTTCGATTCGCTTCCTCTTTTTCCTTCGCTTTTCTGATTGCCTCTTCCTTCGCCTTTCGATTCGCTTCCTCTTTTTCCTTCGCTTTTCTAATTGCTTCTTCCTTAGCCAAACGGTTAGCTTCAGCTTTTCTATTTGCTTCTTCCTTCGCCTTTCGTTTCGCTTCCTCTTTTTCCTTCGCTTTTCTAGTTGCCTCCTCCTTCGCTTTTCTGTTAGCCGCATCTTCTCTTGCTATACGATTAGCCTCTTCCTTAGCCAAACGGTTAGCTTCTGCTCTTTTATTTTCAAGCAATTTTACGATCGCATTTTCGGCACTTTGTTTGTTAGCGTATTTTTTATTACCACCACCAAAAAAACCTTTTTTAGCACCGTTTTCAAAATTCTTTATTATTTTCGCAATATCGGAATTACTAACATTATACCTAGTCTTCAAATTACTCACGTTTTGCTCTTTTTTTTGAAGTCGATTCCTTTTCAAATTTTGTGCTTTACGAATCGCGTTAGCTTTTATTGTATTAAAATTTTCACCTTTGTTAAAACGCCGTAAAAAGTATACTTTGTTTTCGTTTGTCATGTTTTTCGAATTGTTTAATATTTTACTTAAAAGTTTTTGTTGTTCGTTTCGAATACGTTTGTTTTCCTGATTTTTCTCTTTTTGAAGTCGATTCCTTTTCAAATTTTGTGCTTTACGAATTGCGTTAGCTTTTACTGTATTAAAATTTTCACCTTTGTTAAAACGCCGTAAAAAGTATACTTTGTTTTCGTTTGTCATGTTTTTCGAATTGTTTAATATTTTACTTAAAAGTTTTTGTTGTTCGTTTCGAATACGTTTGTTTTCCTGATTTTTCTCTTTTTGAAGTCGATTCCTTTTCAAATTTTGTGCTTTACGAATTGCGTTAGCTTTTACTGTATTAAAATTTTCACCTTTGTTAAAACGCCGTAAAAAGTATACTTTGTTTTCGTTTGTCATGTTTTTCGAATTGTTTAATATTTTACTTAAAAGTTTTTGTTGTTCGTTTCGCACGCGTTTATTTTTCTCATTATTTACATTAGTTCTGTTAGGTGCATTAGGTTGCGGTGCATTGGATTGTGGTGTATTAGGTTGTGGTGCGTTGGATCGTGGTGTATTAGGTTGTGGTGCATTGGATTGTGGTGTATTAGGTTGTGATCGTGGTGTATTAGGTTTTGATTGTGGTGTATTAGGTTGTGGTGCGTTGGTTCGTGGTGTATTAGGTTGTGGTACGTTGGATCGTGGTGTATTAGGTTGTGGTGCGTTGGTTCGTGGTGTGTTAGACATGTTTAACCTTTCTTCTATGTTTTTTCTTACCCTATTGAAATTTTTAGTCGTTTTAAAGTTTTGTAAAAATTTTTGTTTCGTGTTATTATTTAAATTTTTGGAACTGTTAAGTAAATTAGTCAATTTTTTCAGTTGTAATTCGAATTCTTCTTGTTCCATTCTTTTGTTAAAATTTGATTGAATTTGTTTTACATTTGTTTCAGAAACATTAGTTCTACCTGTTTTTGGCGTAGACGGTGTTTTTGGTGTAAGCGACGTTTTTCTTGGTGACAAAAATGTCGGTCTCTTAAAACCCTGTCTTTTTATACTGTTACGAAACGGTATCTTACTTTCTGATTCGATAGTTTTAGGGTAAAGTTCTTTGTATAATCTTTCCCATTCATCATTAAATTGAGAATTTGTCATGTTAAGTGCACCCATGTTACGAAGATATTTCTTAGCTCTATCTTTACCCATTTGAAAGAAACGTCTCTTCTTAGCAAGTTCGTAAACATTTTTATTATTATTCTTATTTCTGTTCGTATTATTCTTAGAACGAGATAAACCAGATATAATTCTACTAAGATTACTTATTCGTTTGTTTTTCTGGACTTTCACAACTTTTTCACTCATAGAATATGGTGAAAGATTGTTATTATTTTTGTTATTTCTTAAAAAAGTTTTACGTCGTAAGCCACCGAAAGAAACGCGTTTTCTTGAATTTACTTCGTTTATCGCATTGTTTCTCAAGTTTGCTCCATTTACCTCGTTTCTCAAGTTTGCTCCATTTACCTCGTTTCTCAAGTTTGCTCCGTTTACCTGATCGTTTCTCAAGTTTGCTCCATTTACCTCATTTCTCAAGTTTGCTCCATTTACCTCATTTCTCAAGTTTGCTCCGTTTACCTCATCATTTCTCAAGTTTGTATTGTTTACAAAACCCCTATTACTCTCTCTTATAATTTTCGTTTTTTGCGTAGAGTGAAACTTGATAGGTTCGTGAATTTTTAACGCATGAAGTCGTCTACCTATTATAGAAATGAGCTGAGCCTTCGTGAGTTTTTTATCCGCATGTCTCGCTACACCCACTTTCTTAGCTATACGTCTTATACTCGTGACTTTAGTAGACGAACTAAAAAGTTTATCGAAATCTGCCATTGTTAATGGCGATTTCCTATCTAACATGTAAGACCTATCCCTACTCAAAACTAAAGGTGGTAATGGTAACTTACCATCCTGGATAGATGAATATACGTCACATATTTCACTTCTAGAAAGTTTCAAATCTATACCAGTGTTTTGTTTAAGGAACGTCTTAAGATTTTGTGAATTTACTCCTGGATCACACGCGTCCATATTGATATAAACCAACAAAAAAGTTTATAGCGATATGCCTTTCATATATAATTTCATTTTTTCCTCGTATGTCATGTTAAAATTGAAAACATCGGTTTGACCAATGTCTATATCTACGATTTTACTATTCTTGATAACATTCTGTTTTCTGTTGTTCAAAGTAGATGCAATAAGCGCTTCTGCAAATTGTTTGGGGTTTTTTATATCTTCTATAAACTCATTTTCCATTTTCATACGAACACAAAGTATTTTTTCTGGTTTTTTATCTAAAAATGGTGTTGTTGGTAAAGTTTCGAGTGTCCCTCCATCAACATAAACTAAACCATCGTACCTATAAGATGAAAAAATGAGTGGTATAGCTATACTCATACACAAAGCGTCTATGACCTTCATATCCGGGTGTGTATCTTTTGAAAAATAAACCGTTTTAGACGTGTTTACACAAAACGCCGAAATGTATATTTTCTTATCTATTTCCGAAAAAGTAAGATCGGATTCAAAAATGTCTACAAACTTTTGGCGTATAGGTTTCAAATCGACTAACCCGTACTCGTTTAAAAAACATTTCAAGTTTAGTTTTACGAGTTCTTTACCATTTAATAGAGCTAACTTATATACAATGTCATCTATAGTAAATCCTAAAGAGAGAAATAGTATTATTATTGCACCTGCTGATGCACCTGAATATTCTTTAATATTTTCCAATGAAGATTCTATTGTTTTGAGGTACCCGAGCATAGAAAATACACCCATAGCACCCGGTCCAACAACGAGATACTCGAACATTTCATCGTTTAATAGTACTGAGGAAATTGCTTTCTCAAAAGAGCGAACACAAGTGCGAAGACGATCGTATGAACAACGGCCGAAGAGATGCTGGTTTGACCCGAGGTGAAGAGACCCTTGGATCCTGGTGGAATGGTCAAAAGCATGCCTGGACTGAGGAGAATAAAGAGCATGGTCGTAACGATCAAATCTGTTTTTGTAAGAACGAGACCCATACCCTTGGCGATGAGAGAGAATGCAAGAAAGAATACGAGAGCGTGAAACAAAACGGCCGTTCGTCCAGTTAAACCGTCTCTGAAAGCAATCTTGCTTCCATCTGTTCTGAGAAGAATACCTGGACTGAGCGCTAAAAAAATCGAGGCTGGTAAAGTAACTTTTTGTGAGGTAATATCTGGGAGCATGTTTGTATATATATTCATTACATAATAATCTAACTTCCATATTTGGAATTGTAAAAGCAAAATTCAACAAAATCATTGTAATCTGCAAAATTTAAAATGCGGTGTGATAGAGCTGCATCGTATAAGTACTGTTGTAGTATCCCCCACATATATCGGAGTTCGTCCTGGTATTCCAATTCCCAGTCGTTTATATGTAAAGGTTCGTCTATGTTGACTTCATCTTCATAATCGCTATACTCGGCATCATTACCGTGCGTAGCTTCGTAAACGTATTGATTCCAAACCATTATTATTCTTGTTTCTTATCTTTCAAACCAGTAAGTGAGAGTGATGTTGATTCTTTTGTTGGTAAGCTATCAAGTATAACCTTTAAGGCACTTTCAGCTTGTTGTTCGTTACCATCAAAAAAAGTAACCAAACCGTCTTTAACTGAGGTTTTATTTAAACCTTGTTTTCTGGAACTTGTCTTGACGGAAATTTTACCCTTTTTAAGGTTAATAACATCGAGACCATTATCGGTCATGAGTTTCTTGACTTGCATTTTTAAAGATTTTTCAGCCTGAACTAAAATCTTTATATCTTCTCTGGCTTCTGTAATTTGCTTGTTAAGTTCAACCAACTTAGAGACGCTGTTAGAAAGTTCGTCCGAAGGATTTTGGGACATGTTTTATATTATAAACTAAACTCTTATTCTTTAAATAAATATTTAACACAATGGTCTACGCATGGTATCTGGAGCAATAGTAGAGTTGTTCCACACGAATGGTTCCTTAGAATTTGGTGGTTCGGCGCGAACTTGTTGGTTGGCGTTTCTCAAAGCACCACCAACCGTTTCTGGGAAACCGATTTGGGCACGTGGCTCGAGAAAGTTTTGGCCCGCGAGGATATCTTCTGGTGCAAACTCACCAAAATCTTCTTGGGAGGCAACTTCTCTTGGGAGCAAAGAAGACGCGAGACCCGTACCCGCTTTCATTTCACAACCTTCACCTGGTTGCGCGGATGGACCGGCAACCTCCTCAAATCCGCTTGGAGCATACATGCGTTCTTCTACGGAATATTTGGAAGTGCTTCTAGTCGTGAACATGAGGTATATTACAACCGCGATGGCGAGGGCGATCAAGACCTGTCTTGGAGTGACTTTTTTGAACTTCATCATCTTATCTTTATATATAATAAATAATTTTTTTATTTTGAATCTTCGTCTTCAAACATACATTCTTCTGGGTATGCTTCTACTTCTACTTCTTGGGGGACTGGATCATCTACACTTTCGAGTTCTGGAACTTTTTCTTCTTCTTCAAGTTTTACCTGAACAACATTCCATGACGGACCAAAGTGCGATCTCGCGAACCATAACCCGGAAAATTCAATAAAAACGGAACAGGTTGCACCTGGTGTAATTCCCTCGAAATCAATTGGTTGTTTCTTTGCATCAAAAACTTTAGATGCACTAATACGTTCGGCTGTGATAACTTCGTCTTTGATGTAAGCTTTCGCGATCGTTTTTTCGGAAACTTCTTTACCAAACCAATCTTTACTTTTTTCTAAAGCAGATTGAATGTTCGTAATATGAACAGCTTCTACTTTAGCCAAATTATCGTCGCCTGAGAGTTCAAACGAAACGTCTTCGTTATCCACTTCCAATACCTTAACACCCTTTAGCTGAATGAAACATCTTTTACCGTCATCTGTCGTCGCCTTCACGTGTCGCATACCGTCATCTGTCTTGAATGGTGAGTCGTAAATCATTTTATATATTGCTTTGGTTTCATTTCTTTAAACCAATAAAAGGTATCATCGACGATTTTTCGAGTATAGGTTTTGGAACCCAATGGTCTCTAACAGGTTTGAAACCGTAAAGCGTCTCTTCCATTTTAACATTGTTTATATTTGAGGGTAAAGGTTTTGCTTTTATTGGTCTGAAATTGGTTTCGTTTCTAACGTAATCCAAATTGTTAACTTTTTTCCATTCCATTTTCTCGAGATTGAATATATGATTCGATTGTGTTTTAAGGTACCCTGGTGGTGTTTTTAAATTTGTATTCGTCGATTTCAAACCGTAAAACAAGTGTTTACTGAGTTTATCTTTGGATGGCGTCGTTGTGGATAACTGGTACTTTTTGGGATTCACATCAGCCGCTTTTTTCATTACTCGAGGTCCGACTTTTGTATATTTGCGAAACGCATGTGGAGACTTACCGAGTTTTATACCTACTTTTTTAGCAATTGTATCAATTGTATCCGTTCCCAAAACTTTTTTTGATGTTAATTGTCGAGAAAGGGCTAACATTCGTTTTCTATCCTTATCTTTTTTACCAGGTCTGAGACCCATCTTTTGCATCATGTATATATCCTCTATGAGGTAGTGTACTGTCGGAACTTGTATATATTTATACTTTTTAGTATACGTCATATTTTTGTTACGGTTTCTAAACGTCATTATAGTACCGTTTCTAACATTTTTCTTAGCAACGTTATACCCGAGTTGTTTAGGACGCATAAACGCAATATCGAGAATACCACCAAAATTTTGATCCTCGAGTTTACCCGATTTAATGTTAAACACACGAAACTTCATGTCTAACGTAAACAGTTCAACATCTATGAGTACATTTGCAGCATTTTTCACGTTTTTACGTTTAGGCATTAACGTGTACCTTCTGGTAACATGGTACCCTTCTGATTTTTTAGACGTTGCAGATGTTAATCCTATAAACCGAGCGATCTTATATCCCCAATTTGTTCTATAAATTGTTTCAGGTTCATTGTAATTATCTTTATAGTATTGTCCCGTTTCTCTAAGAACTTTGTTTATGATTTTATAATTGTCACGTTGTGCGATTTCACCTAATTTGTTCCATAACAAAAGTTTAACGGCTTGTAATTTACCGAAATACTTATCATCAGGTTTCATTTTTGGTACAAATTTCGTATCTATATCGGTCGTTATAACACGGTCTACGGGTTTCAGATAGAAATTCGTAGCTTCACCCCCACTAATTATTAAATCACCCATTGGATTTAAAAACTTCGTGAGTTCGTCAATTATACCGTACATTAAAGGTCGAATAGATTCCGTGACAAGTACTTTAGCCGCATCTTCGAACGTTTCGTTAGGGTATAATCTTTTTACACGCGCCCTAAATTTTTTTACATTATCCTGACTATACTCTTCTGAAATGTACTTATACAAAGTTTTATCACCAAAACACACTTTCTTCTTTACCCATTCATTTATGGTTCTTTTTTCGTAATCACTGAACAAGGGGAAAAAAGTGTCTGGTAATCTCTTTACATTTTTTTCTTTCGGTTGGGCAGTTACCATTATTATATTGCATATATAATAATAATGGCGTGCGAAGACATTTTCGGTGAATGTAGATGTTACGCCGACGTGAACAGTTACGATTACCTCGAGAAACAGAAGTGTGGTATACTAAAAAACGAATACATCATACCATGCGATCCAGAATGTTGTTCTGGTGGTTGTCCCGGTCAGGACAAGAATGCCTCACCTCGTCAACCTCACGGGTTTGGTCGTTTAGATTTCCCTTACGAAGTAAACCGTATTTTTATATTAGCTATAATTTTTACAATACTACTTATTTTGTTAAGTAGTTACATTGTTTATAAAAAATGACTTAAAGATACATGGTCTAATATAGATATAAAATGTCCTTAGAAACTGTACTCGAAGAAATCACCGCACTCCGCTCCGAAATCAAGACCTTGACTAAACTCGTTAGAAAGGTTAAAAACAAACAAGACGACCCGAACGGTGAAAAAGCTGCCGCTCGTGCGCAAAATAACGGGTTTAACCGAAAACAAGAAGTTTCCGAAAAACTTAGAAACTTTCTCGGTTTAGCGGAAGGTGAACTCATTTCAAGAAGCGCGGTTACTCGTGCCATCAATAAGTACGTGACCGAAAAGGGTTTGAAGCATCCAGACAACGGTAGAGTCTTGGTTTTGGATGAAAGTCTCAAGGATCTTCTTCAACCACCAGATGATGTTCAAATCACATTCTTAAACTTGCAAAAGTATTTGAGTCCACACTATATTCAACCTAAGTAACTTAAAAAAATAATAACATATAATAACAAATAAACATGATTATCGATAGGTCAACTGTCGAGACCCTTGTTGGTACAAAGATATCAAACATAGATTTGTACCAAAAAGCATTTAGACACAAATCTGCGTTAAAAGAAGATGAAACTCTAGATGGTTCTTTCGAAACACTTGAATTTATAGGCGATTCCGTATTAGGTTTTGTGATTACTAAATTTTTATTTGACAGGTACGAAAACAAACAGGAAGGTTTTTTAACAAAAGCAAGAACGAAACTTGTTCGAGGTGAAACTCTCGCCAACATAGCAACCAAACTCGAACTCTACAAATGGGTTCAAATGGACGAAAAAGGTATGCGTAACGAATGGAATAAAAACCCTAAAATTCTAGAAGACGTCTTTGAATCTCTCGTTGGTGCAATTTACATGGATCTAGGTTTGCTTCACGCGAAACAGTTCATTCTAAACATATACAATAACCCAAACTATGTAAACATGAATTGTATCATGATCGATGATAATTTTAAAGATCACCTCATGAGGTATTGTCAAACAAACAATCTCAATTTACCAGATTATCGCGTCATATCACACGAGAATGGTATTTTTTACATAGACGTCTATGTAGATAGCACGTTTCTCGGAAGAGGGTGGGCTAAAAATAAAAAACAGGCCGAACAATACGCTGCAAGAAGCTTCTTCTATCCACCACACCTAAACTACTTAAACAATAAAAACACCAATTATCTAAAATAATGTTAAAAAACTATTTACTCGTAGCGGGTGGTTTTGTAAGTACTATAATAGTTCTAAAAATATTTTTTAGAAAACCACCACCAAAAGTCACTTACGAAACAACTTCATACTTGGAAGAAGATGATTCGGAAAATATGAGTATGAGTACAATAGACGAAAATTTACCAAAACTTTGGGCAATGAAAAAAGAAGAACTCGTGGACGAGTGTTTAAGAAGAAACATAGCGTGTTTGGGAACCGTTCGTGTTTTAAGAGAAAGGTTACGCGTCGCTCGCGAAGAAGATGCTTAAAAACGTGAAAAGTTTATCTTTTAGCATGCACCCAAATGTAAAAAAATGGCTCGAGTTTGAATATGCACCACAAAAATCACAAGAATGGTTGGATTTACGCATGCGTATGCTTACTGCATCGGACGCCGCATCTGCTATTGGCGTAAACAAATACGAAACACCCGACCAACTTCTACTACGAAAGTGTGGGAAAGGTCCAAAGTTTGAAGGTAACGAGGCAACGAGACACGGCGAAAAGTACGAAGACGAGGCGCGAATACTTTACGAACAAAGACACGACGAAGTCGTACACGAACTTGGTTTGTGTCCACACCCAAAGTATTCGTTCTTAGGGGGGTCACCCGATGGCGTTTCCGAATCAGGTAAACTCGTCGAAATTAAGTGTCCCATGATGCGTGAAATAAAACCGGAAGTACCCGAACACTACATGCCACAACTCCAACTTTGTATGGAAATTCTCGATCTCGAGGAAGCTGACTTTATTCAGTATAAACCAGCCGACTTTAATTGGCCCAAACCCGAAGAGTTCGTCGTCGTTAACGTTAAAAGAGACCGTGGGTGGTTTGAAAAATATTTACCCGTTATGGAAGCGTTTTGGAATAAAGTACTGTATCACCGAGAACATGGTATAGAAGAACCCGTTAAAAAAACGAGGAAAAAGAAAGAACTTATCAGGCCAGAGTGTCCCATTTTCACGGATTCCGACGACGATTATTTTGACGAATAATATAAAAGTATATGAATGAAACTTAACAGGGTTGCAAGGGTGTCGTATGTAATAGGTAAAAGAACCATAAAACTAAGAACGAACAAGTTCAGAACAGCCTCGACGAGGTTTATACCGTATTGTGTCGACTTAATAAACTCAAACGATTTTAGTCCACAACACATCGAATATTATATCGATACAATAGCAAAAGCAGAGGCAATAACACTCGCTGTACAAATTGCAAGTGTTTTAATTAACCTAAGTCAAAAAAACTAATTATTTTTTTAAAGTAAAAATGTTAAGTTTTGAAACACAGTGTAACCTTGTAAAAACCAAACTCAATGGCCAACTCTACGCACCTTACCAAAAAGAAGGTGTTCAATGGATGTTGGCGATGGAGAATCAAAAAAACGGTCCAAAAGGTGGTTTTTTGTGCGACGAAATGGGACTCGGTAAAACCATCCAGACCATATCAACAATGTTGGGGAACCCACAAAAAAATACACTCGTTATCGTTCCGAAATCTATAGTCACGCAATGGAAAGAGGAAATAAACAAGTTTGCACCTTCACTTTCCGTGTTCGTATACGATGGTCCAGATAGAACAAAAAATGTAAGCGATTTGTGTAATCACGACGTTATTATATCAACGTATAGTCTTCTCATTGAAGACGCAAAAATGTTACACAGAATCATTTGGGGTCGCGTTATATTAGACGAGGCACACGAAATCAGAAACGAAAAATCAGCAAAGTTTAAATCAGCGTGTCAATTGAAATCCGAAATCCGATGGTTACTCACGGGAACACCCGTGTTTAACACTATGCACGATTTCATAAATCTGAGTACATTTCTCGGTATACCGAGATCGTATTCTCAAGGCATGACTAAACACGTCAAAGATACGTATATTTTGAGACGCACTAAAAACGATCTCAAAGAGTTTAACGCGAATCTCGAACTCCCACCGTGTTATTTCGATAACGTCGAACTCGAAATGTTTCCCGAAGAAAAGAAACTTTACAAACACGTGTTCTTAGAATCACAAGAACTTATCAAGGAAATTCTAAAAACAACGCGTAACGTTAACATGCGTAACATGCAATTTCTCGAGTGTTTATTACGAGCGCGTCAAGTCATGATTTGGCCCCAAATGTACTTGGACGGTACCGCTAAAAAGTGCGGAGACGTTCCCGAAATATGGAAAGGACGTTCTAAAAAAATGGAAACGCTTATCGATTTGATATCGCAACACCCCGATGAAAAAGCGATCGTGTTTTGTCAGTTTAAGAGCGAAATGAACTATATTCGTTCTAAACTCACGTGTCCCGTTTTTCGTATAGATGGAAATGTTTCCAAAGAAGACAGAATACACCAGCTTCAAAGTTTCAAAAGTGCACCACCCAATAGCGTTTTTCTCATACAGATAAAGGCGGGTGGACAAGGTCTCAATATTCAGTGCGCTTCGCGCGTGTATATCACAGCACCTTCGTGGAATCCAGCGACTGAACTTCAGGCTATAGGGAGGTGTCATCGCACGGGCCAAACCAGAAACGTACACGTCAAAAAACTCGTATACATAGACGAACCCGGGTTTCCGAGTGTAGAAGAATCTATGATGGCACTCCAAGGTCACAAATCGCTCATCAGTGCAGAAGTACTCAACGATAAACGTTTAGAAACACAAATACCAACCAGAAACAAAACGAGTGGTTCTATATCAATTGCTGCAATCAAGAATATTTTCCGCGTATAGTATATAAACAAAATGGTTGAAAAAACGTTCGGTTCACGTGCGGAAGTTTGGCATGGTGTTGCCCTCAAGACAACTGGTGGTCTCATGAAAAAAGATCTCATGCAAGACGGTTACGGAAGAATTATCTCCAAGGCCGCGAGAAAAGCTGCACTCGCGCGTCTCGCAGAAGAAGGGTCCAAGCATTTGGTAAAAGTGTTCAAGCCAAAGAAAACTGGTTTCAAACTCCAACCAAAAGAAGGTACCAAAGAATACAAAAAGAAAATTAAGAAAATGTTGTAATAGAATAAGAATGACACTCGCTAAATGGAACGAATCCGTTCGCGTCGCTAAAATTAAACTAGGCATGGATCCTAAATCGTACGTAGCGGTCCGAGGCAAACTTCTCAAAGAAGCTCAGGCCATATACCAAATACTTATTTTAAATGAAAATAAATCTAAACTATAATATAAATAAAAAATGTCTACAACTCAAGGTGCATCTCTCGCAGTATTTATAGGTCTATTAATAACAGCTATTGTACTCAGTACTAAATATAGCAGATACGAACGCAAACGAATCTAAACATCAATAAACTGGAACCCCTTAAGTCTCTGTGGCTCATATACCACGAGCGAGTTAAGTTTCCAACTTATTCCGAACATTTTATTCAAAAAGTATACGCTATTCATCTCAACTATAGAAGTACCCGAATTTCTCGCGTATAAACCGTCTTTTATTTCGTCATATAACGCGTTCTTTTCCTCGTCGTAAACGTGTGGTTTAACCTTACCGTCGATAGTAGAATCAACTTTTACCCTAAACTTCGGTTCGCGATCCGGTGATTCCTTAACGTTCGAATTAAACATGGGTCGCAATTCTTCTACGCTCATGGGTTTACCGAAAATCGTTTCACTCTGTTCCGAAACCGATACAATAACTTTTTCCTCGAGTTCGCGAATACACGTATAAAATTTTTGGACGAAGTTACCTTCCTCGTCCCATCCTTTCATCGCAAAGTCTACGTTATACTTAGTAGGACCGACCTCAGGCGTAAACCCAGAAATACCAAAAGGCATATACATGCGTGGAAATATGATTTTCATGAGTTTATCTTCGGTCGTACACAAAGAAATCTTACGACCGTCATAATCGGCGATTTTTAATGTATCTTTAGCGTTTATAAACTTTGCCATGCTTTATAAATGTACATGTGACATAAACTTTAAGCTTTACTAATTTTATCCATATGTTTTTTCAAATTGTTTATTTTTTTAGACAATTTTTCCAACTCTTTAGTTTTTTGGTAACGATTTATATCGTTTTTCATTATTTCAGCATATTTGCTTGCTAATTCTGTATACCTTTTTCTTAAGACTCTAAGTTCTTCTTGTAGTATATTTTTGTGTATATCGGGTGTATAGTCACCTCTTCGTGATCGTTTCATTTATATATACTAATATTTATTTTTGTCTCTTAACCATTTAACTAGGAGGTGTGCTTTTTCGGACTACTCGTTTTCTTCTTTTTTACAGGTGTGTTAAGTGAAAATAACTTTTTTGGTGTGAACTTTTCTGCAATAGACTTTGCGGTACGATTCGAAAAAGGGGGTGATAATCTTTTTGGACTACTTTGTCGTGTTTTAATTTCTAGTTTTTCGAACATTTCTGCAATAGACTTTGCGGTACGATTCGAAAAAGGGGGTGATGATCTTTTTGGACTGTTATTTTTTTTAGTCTTTTTTGGTGTTGTTGTCATTTATATTAATTGCGATTATTATTTGAATTAGAAATTTGTCCAGATGCCCATGCCCACAAAGTTCCTAAAAAACCCGGGATTAATCGATTTTGTGGTGATACCGGTGATGGTGGTGATGAAGTACGACGACGTTGACGTCTTTGTGTACGTGATTTTGTTTTACGATTTAAAACGGATCTCGGACTAGTCTGCTGATTATTATTACTTTCTGAATTTGTGTTATTATTATTTCTAGCACGTCTTGGCATTTATATATACACATAATTTTATCTTCCAGGAAAGTAATGAATTGGCTACGTCTCAAAATCATAGAGATACACTTTTCGTATATGATGATGAGGTATAAAGTCATAAAAAAATTATTTAGGCGGAACACATAGCACACTCCGCCTCTAAACTGAACTGGATCGGTCGCGCCTTTGCTTTACTTCGAAGGTAATACATACCCGTTTTCAAACCCGTTTTCCACGCGTACATGTGCATGGACGAAAGTTTCGATAACGTCGGACTCTCGACGAATAAGTTCATACTTTGACTTTGGTCTATGTATACACCCCTATCCGCTGCCATATCGATGATTGTTTTTTGACTCATTTCCCATACGGTTTTATACAGTTCCTTAAGATCGTCGGGAATATCAATAATGTTTTGGACCGACCCATTCGCCTTAACCATAAGATCTTTCATTTCCTTCGACCAGAGTCCACGTTCTTTCAAATCGTTGACTAAATGTTTGTTTACGACAACAAATTCACCTGCGAGTGTTCGTCTTAAATAGATATTGGTCGTATATGGTTCAAAACACTCATTGTTCCCCAAAATCTGGGACGTCGAGGCGGTAGGCATGGGTGCAAGTAACAAACTGTTTCGCGTACCCTTTTTGACGAGTTCACGCATGGCGTTCCAATCGTACCGACCACTAAACTTCGGGTCACGATCCCACATGTCGAATTGGAGAATACCTTGACTGAAAGGTGACCCCTTAAACGTTTCGTATGTCCCATACATTTCGGCGAGTTCACACGACGATTCGAGTGCCGCGTGGTATATGGTTTCGAATATATCGCGGTTCAGTTTTCGCGATTCCTCGGAACCAAAACTCATACGGAGCATGATGAATACATCAGCAAGACCCTGAACACCTATACCAATCGGTCGGTGACGCATGTTCGAACGTTCCCCGTTTTCGGTCGGGTAAAAGTTCTTATCGATAACCTTATTCAGGTTTCGTGTAACCATTTTCGTGACGCGGTGTAACTCCTCGTGATTGAACTCTTTCTTTTCGACGTCGACGTATTTCGGTAACGCGATGGATGCAAGATTACACACGGCGGTTTCGTCTTTGTCCGTGTACTCCACAATTTCGCTGCACAAATTAGACGATTTAATCGTACCAATGTGTTTATGGTTCGACTTTTCATTACACGCGTCCTTATAGAGCATGTATGGTGTTCCCGTTTCACTTTGTGATTTAATGATCGCTTTCCAAATTTCTGATGCAGGTACAACTTTCTTTGCAAGTCCCTCGGCTTCGTATTTCTCGTACAAGTCTTCGAACTCTTTACCATACACGTCCGAAAGACCCTTTGCCGTGTCTGGACAGAACAAAGACCAATTCCCACCAGATTCGACACGTTTCATAAACAGATCCGGGATCCACATTGCTGAAAATAGGTCTCGACACCGCGCTTCCTCGTCACCTTGGTTCAAACGAATCTCGAGGAAATCGAGTATATCGGCGTGCCACGGTTCCAAATAAACTGCAATGGACCCTTTACGACGCCCAGCTTGGTTCACGTACCTTGCGGTTGAGTTATACACCCTAAGCATAGGTATGATCCCATCCGAGGTCCCGTTTGTACCTCGAATGTGTGATTTATTCGCGCGAACGTCGTGAATGTGTAAACCAATACCACCCGCCCATTTACTGATTTGTGCACACTCTTTCACTGTATCATAAATCCCGTCAATGCTATCTTCCTTATTTGCAATAAGGAAGCAGTTTTCGGCAATCACACCTTGAACTGTATATGAATGGTCATCTTTAACGCCGAGGGTGTATACAAACTCTGGTAAATTATCTTTCACTCTTGTTTTGGCATTTATACGCAAAAATATTTTTCCATCAATCTCCAATGTTGTATTTGCTCGCTCGGATTTATAGAGACGATTATCGTCGTAGTGTTTATAAACCCATTTCATAATTTCGGGAATCCATGGGAATTGTATACGACCAATATACTGTTTACGATCCTTATATGGTTTGGACCCCACAGTCAATGATGTATCGAGTCCTACACTTCGAGATAAATGAAATATAGATTTAATGAGGGGTTGGTTTGTTAACTGTACCGTAACATTCCCCTTAAGTGTACAACAACCATCGGTACTCACTAAACCACCTATAAATGCCGATACCATATTTCGATTCCATGAGTACATATTCGGCCATAAAAATTTCCCACTTGACCATCTCCCAAATAAAATATTAAACGCATTTCCAATAGCAGAATTGTTAAAAGATATAGATAGACAGTTTCGTTTATTGGACTTAGATATACACGCATGAACACCTAGGTATTTACACCCTATTTTTTCAATTTTTTCAATAAACGTGGTATTATTAGGGTTCTGTGCAAAAGATATACCACGGTGCGTCGGTGTTCGTTTACTTTTCGCACTAGATCTTTGATACGTGATACATCCATCTCCATACCACGAACCAATGAACCAAGCAAAATCTTCGTCGACTTTAATATAACGTTCAAACCATTCACCTTTTAGTGTAATACCATTAGGGCGATATTCGGATGTAAAATGTGTAAGACGACGCATTTTTGTTCCGTCAAATTCAAAGGAATATGTCCAATGTTCAGCACCATTTTCATCCTTAAGTAATTCATACATATCAAGTATTTCATAAACAGTGTTCGAATTTGTTTTCGGTATAGAAATCCAATCACCTACACGGAGGTGTTCTATACTATTCCATTGGGGTTCATCTTTCCAGTGAAGTTGTTCTTTTGTGATAGACCAAAACCGGTGGTTTCCTGTCACTTGAAACCCTGGTGTTTTGTATATTTTCACATCGAAGAGTGTTCGATCACCTAATAAATTTTTATGAGTTTGAAGCACTGGTTTAATTGAACCCGTGTGTGTGACAACATTATCCCCTATACAAACCTCTTCAATTGGTACCGGACCACGGTTCGTTGTAAATACAGCTGTTCCAGCAACAAAACAGCTCGACATTTGTGGCCTGGGTGTTCCTGCATTAAACAGAGTTGGGGTGGCATGAATGAACAAACCCTTAGAAAGTGCATCGTACGTTTCCAGGACGCGTTCGGTATCGTGACCGTGAATACCAATAGCAACACGCATGTACATGTACTGAGGCGTTTCGATAATTTCACCATCGATCTTTTGGAGATACCCCTTTTCAAGTGTTTTAAGACCGAAATACCCGAAATCGTAATCACGTTCGGGTTGAATATCGTCCTTGACTTTAGACGAAACCTCGAGAACTTCGTGGGTTACAATACCCGCCTTGTGAAGCTTACGCATGGCAATGTTAAAATTGTTTGCGGCCCGTTTTTGGATGTTACTCGCCGTGATACGCGTCGCCAAAATTTCGTAATCGGGATCGGATGTGATCATACCGATACATATCTCAGCAGAGAGTGTATCAATTTCGTGAGTTTTGATACCATCATAAATAGACGAAAAAACTTGTTGCGCAACCTTAGAAACGTCTACTGTATCCGATAATCCGTACGTGAGTTTTGAAATCCTGTTGGTGACGTTGTCGAACTTTACGTCTTCAACACGACCGGAACGTTTTGTGACCCTCATTATTTTAATTCTACTACTTTTTATTTTTTTAAACTATTTGCACGAGTGTTTGAAATCAGCACTTCTTACCGTCACAGGACCTAAAGTCTCGGCTAAACGGTTGGGCTGGAGAAGAGACGTGTTCACATAAAATTTACCCTCAGCGTCACCAACTTTGGCAACTGGTGGGTAGGAAGCAACGAAACACTCTGGTGGTTGACATGTTGGTTTTTCGTAATTACACGGTTTAGTCGAATACGCTTTATCAAAATCAGCAAGCACTAACATTTATATTTACTGATACTTTTTTTCCAGGACTATATTAAATGTGCGACGCTCTTCACATAAATTCACTCAAACAGTGTCCAACACCTCTGAACACTCTGTTTTTTTCCGAGTTCAACATGAACGTTCTTCAGCGTGGTATACGCCAAGACTTTAAGAACAAAACCGGTATTGCCATAGATTACCAAAACCCGGACGACTTGTATAGTATCATGCGCGTTGTTTTCATAAACAACTCGGGTGATCATAACACGAACGTTCAAGAACAGGTCAGGTACATGAACGGTATCGTGATTAAAACGGCCATTGGTCAGATTCAGTCTGGCGTTTCTCAATATATGGGGTACGTCCACGACGTGGACCAGGGTCTCCAACCAATCGATAGACCAGTAAGTACAACAACTTACGGGAACAAGTTCGGTAAAAACGAACAAATTGGGTTATAATATACTATAATTAACGTGTAAATATCATTAATTATAATACAAAGTTTTTGTATTATGCATTAATTATTTTTTTATCATGTACCCCGAAACTACATTCGTAGTTTCTTCTTCGTCTTCGACTTCTTCGTCGGCGACTGGTGCATTTTCGAGCGAGGTTTCGTCTTCATCGGCTTCTGGTTCATCACCACCCCCTAAAATAGCCTCGTCTATAACATCCGAAGATGGACCCGGTGCTGGACCCGGTGCTGGACCCGGTGCTGGACCCGGTGCTGGTCCTGGTGCTGGTCCTGGTGCTGGTCCTGGTGTTGGACCCACGATTTCAACTGGTTTTTGTTTAATATACTTTACGTATATATAGTAAAATATCCCTACCCAAATTGCTAAAAAAATAGGTGCAATAACTAATAACATGTTTCTTACATAAAGTTTAGATTATAATATGTAATAAGCAAATGACACTAAATTTTTATAAAAATGAAACCGAAAAAATATGTAAAAAAAGAGGGTGGGATAAGGCAAACATAGATACCGTATGGTTACTCTTAACCGAAGAATTTGGTGAGCTCGCATCGGCTATTCGTCAGTATAAGAAAACGTTCAAAAAAGTAAACTTGAAAAAGGAAAGGGGTACGGATATTACCATGGAAATGGGTGATGTTTTCAGTTACCTTTTCCAATTAGCACACATGTTAGACGTAGACTTAGACGATATGTGGCATCAGCACAACAAGAAAATGAAATACAAAAAATATGTTATGCAATAATATAATGAGTCAATTATTACTCGATGATACCAATGCCATGAATGGATTAAACCCATTCGTCGATCCGGGAAACTTTTTCCCATCGGGTACCTCTAAACACGTGTTAGAATTTCAAAAGTATAAACCACCCGAAAACGAACCAGAACAGGGAGAGTATAAAAGTCCAGCGTGTGATGTTTTATCTAAAGGTGTAGGAAGACCAGGGTTTAGAGAAGAGGAGTGCGCCTTATCTAGACATCTCCTTCCAGGGAGAAATATAGATAGGGGGTTTACGAAATACGAACTTTCAGAAATTGAAAATGCCAAAGTTAAAAAAGAGGGATACAGAATTCCTTACGATTTAATACTCATATCGATTCTGATTCTATTAATTGCAGTACTTTAAACATTAATTCTAACTTAGTATCGTTAGTACACGTGTTTATAACTTTAGATAAGGTAATACTACAAAAATCACGAACCATTCGTTTTTGCCACGAACACGATTTGTTTATGTAAGGTGGACTAAAAGTAGGATCGATTATTTTTACAGAATTCATAACTCGTATAAGTGAATGGATATTTTTGTTCTCTAAAAGAACATTCTCCAATTGGATCAAAACCATACGCCTTCTGGTTTCGATCGTCTTGTTAACCATTGCATCTAAAAACTTTTCGTACCGAATAGATTTAGAAGACACGTCTATGTTTCCACGGAGTGTCGTATTAAAGTAATCACAAAACTTTTCGTACCCAAAACCTTCTATGTATTTGTTATAGTTTATTTCTACTAGATCTTCGTTCGTATCAACATTAACGAGTTGTTTACAGGAAGTGACAAAACAGGCCATGTATACATTTAAAGAGTATATAGTCTTTAAATGTATATAATGTGGACTTTGGTGTGTAAACCCATGGTCATACCAGAAACGCGTGCCGTCACGACCAAATGGTGTCGTGTAGCGACAGTCTCTCCGACTGATAATAAAAGTAGATTCGTTATTGATATGCCTGAAGAGGTTCCAGAAATAAATATATCACGAGAAGAGTGCGAAGACAAACCAAAAAATTAAGGTATGATTTTACTTAAAAAACTTGTTATCTCCGATAAGATCACGGCTTGTTGCGTCATGACCAAAATTTTGGCCCTTTGTGTTTTTGGTGAGAAGTCACCGTAACCCACGGTACTCATGGTCGTGAGTGAAAAGTAGTATGGATCGAGTGGGTCGTCCGTGAACCCAAAATCCTCTTTCATCTGAGAGTACATGTACCCATATAACAGAGTGATGGCGATCGTGGTGTATAAAAAATTTTTATCCATTTAATATTATCTAACATTTTTTTTAAAATTTTTCGAAAAAAAAACTTCGAAATTTATACGCCCTATACACGTTCGAAAAAAAAACTTTCTTTCGAAAAAAATTACAACTTATAATTAATATTTTTATACTATATACTAACGCATCCATGAAACCTTATACAATATATACAGTATAAAATATAACATATACGGATCAAAATAAAAAAAGTCATAAGGATCGTAAAAAATATAACAAATAAAATTCTTTTTTTTTAAAAGTAAAATCACAACCCAAACCAAAACTATACATAAAAAGATAGACACCCCTTTATTTTTCACTTCTAATAGTCTTATTTTAAGCCCGAAAAAAAGTGGTTTTTACTTACCCCAAAAAAGTAAAAAAAGCACATTTTTATAAAAAAATCGAAAAAAAGTTTCTTTCAAAAAATATTTAAAAAGTAAAAAACAAGTGTATACTATATGATACGTGAGTATGCCGAACACGTATATAAAATACTGGGTCCCGGGTATAGCGAGCGTGTTTATCACAACGCAATGGAAGTCGTTTTACGCAAAAACGGAATACCCTACGAAACGGAGAGAATAGTTCCTATTGTGTTTGAAGGGCACACAATAGGGAATCTTCGCGCCGATTTAATTATAAATAACAAAACTGTACTCGAACTCAAATCGGTTAAAACCGTGAATGACGTCATGATTACACAAACACATAATTACCTCAAACTTACCGGTCTACCGGAAGCGTACCTGATCAATTTTCCACCTACACTAAATACCGAATTAGAAGTTAGGTATATTAAGAACTAGTTATTTCAATACTTCCAGTGTCATGATCTATTCTGTTTGGGGCGGACTTGACGACGAAGGTGGTGCACACAATGTTTCCTTAACACTGAGTTTACCAGCCATTAAATCTTCATTGGTTTCGCCTAATGCTTTACTTACATAATTATGTGCGACTAAAATTTTATTATTTTCATTATCCCATATCATCCCACTATTCCAATCTTCTCTTATAACATGCCATGTATCATCATATAAATCACATCCCGATATATCCTCATTTTTAAGAAGGGCCACTTTCTCATCTATTTTTCTTTTTAAATCTGAAATACAAAAATTATTAATAATTTCTTCATCTGACATTTCAACCATAGTCACCCCTTCTGGCAACTCACTGGTACTAATACTGTCACGTAAGGCAATTTTATCGTTAATTTCTGAAACTATTTCTAATACTCCCCTGTGTTTTGGGTTTGAAAGAATGAAATAAAGTTCGGGATCTTTTACCGTATCCCTTTCGAAAATTTCATCTAATGATCTTCCATCAATTATTTTGTCCCATTTTTCCTTTAAATCCATACATTTTTCTGGGCTAATACCATCATATATTTTTTCAATAGCGCTAATTAAATTTTTAGCATTTTCCGAGAGATCTTCGTACGGAATTTCTGGAACGTATGAAGGATCACATATTTTATTAAGTGTACTTTCCACGTCATTTTTTTTAATTTCATCATGAGTATACTTATCAAGTTTTATAAAATTTTCTGTTTCTTCATCCCATATAAATTCTGGAACACTTTTCATTTTACTATTATCGTAAGAACATACAGAAGTATCTTTGTTTTTGATTTTTGTAATCATTTCTGAAATTAAATCTATACCCGTTTTACTATCACACAAAGTAGCAAGTTTTTCCTGTTTTGTTCTTCCCATATCTGTATCCAAACTTTTCAATGTATCCCAATTCATTATAGCTTCGATAATATTACCCTTTTTAGTACCTATACGTGGAAGGTTTACTTCCTTTTTCTTCATATCTTCACTATTATCAATTACGAAATCACGCAATTCTTTACAATCTTTTGGGTCGGCTTTACTCTCTATTATTTTATCAACAAGGGCGTCTACTTCATCTTCGTAATACTTAGCGTTTTTACTCAGTGCAAAGTAAGCACCTACAGATGAACTCGAACAACAACATACGATTACAAGAAGGCCTAACGCTGCTGACATTTATAGTAACTAATTATTTTTTTCCTGGTCCATCTGATTCATATAATACATGATAGGTATCATCTGGTATATCTTTTTCCATTCACTTTTGGATTCCTCGTAATACTTTTTAGGGTCTTTAAGCCCTTCATTTATAATTTCGTTTATCTTTTCTGTGTAGAACCTGATTTCTTCTAAACAGAAATTGTAGTACGGATCGTTACTATTCATTACCTGTATTAAAGCTTTATCTTTTAAGCTTATCGTTTATGTTTTCAAATTTTTCTGGATTATTTCGTTTTTTTACCGCGAAATTTTTGAGCATGTTACTCAAACTGTTATATGCAACACCTTTACGTAAGGGGTTATTTCTTTTTTTACTTTTATTGACCTTTGGTTTTTGATTTGGTGATTTTGCCATTTTTTTAATATTACCTTTTATTTTTTTTTCGTCTGACTCCTTGTTTTTGGTCTTTTTTTAGGACTCGGTTTTGATGTTTTTTTAGGACTCGGTTTTGATGTTTTTTTAGGACTCGGTTTTGATGTTTTTTTAGGACTCGGTTTGTTGTTTCTAAGTGGACTCAATGGTCTTAAATGTAAATTATTACCATGTGTTTTTTCAAGTAAATTAATCAATTCATCAGGTTTTAATTCGTTAAAATTATTCATATATTTTTACGCAACATTTTTTTAAATCGTCGGTATATATTCCCACCTGAGTTCTTCGCATATCTTTTTCCATATGACGTCTTGTTGGTACAACTTTTCCTTAGACTTGAGTAAAGGAAAGTATTTGAGGTACGAATCTTCACTCAAAAGTTCGCAGAACTTATACAAAACGTACGAGTAACTCAAAAAATTTTTACGTTCGCTCGGACAATTATCGTCGAACGGTTTTTGGATATCCTTGAACATTATACGTAAACGTTCCTCGAGTTCTTGGGGCATTTTCGGGGGCGATATTCCACTCAAAATGTTTGTAATATACGGAACGTGTTCGTAATACTTGTTGAGTTTGAGTTTCTTAAGTAAACTCCGAACGCGTGCGTGTGTGATTTCTTCAACAACCTTTATTTTAATTTTTTTGAGTTCCGTCCTTAGTTGGTCTATAACCTCTTGTGGTATGTTCGTGGTTTCTTGTGCTTGAAACTGTGATAACCACTCGTTAAAATGGTTCTCGCGTTTATACGAATAATTGACGATTTTCTCGGACGTTTCCTGTTCTTCTCTGTACGTGAGTTCTTCGCTTATGAGTGTTGCAATTATTGCGCCACAATTATCGCACACGAGATCACTCGTATCCGAAAAGTGAAAAATGTTACTCTCGGGACAGTTCAGACACTTCTCTTTCTTTTTTTCCACGGGTCTATCTATATTGTTTACCTTTTCAACTTCTATGAGGTAATCGTCAAATATATCTTTCCTTTGTAACCCGGTTGTTTCTTTACAGTTAAATATGTTATCCGTACTCACTTCACGATCGAGATCTTCGGTATACTGTTTCATGTAAGGCATACACTTTATGATATAATCCGACATTTCGGATTCGTACATGGATTTATTTAAAGGGTCATTTCGTATTAGTTCTTCCCACGTCTTTATCTTATTATTATAACGGCTTAAAAAATTGCCTTCCATATAATAATTAATTAGATATGTTACTTAATCTTTTAACTAACGTTATAGTGTGGGTTCACATGACCTTAAAAAATATTTTTTCAAAACCCGATCATGAGATAATAGATTGTTCCATGGAGTATGAGATAAACAACGAGAAAACACCTAGCGAACTCGACGAATTCTGGGAAGACGAGTTCGAGGAGTGGGATGGCGAAACCGAACACTTTTATAAAAATCTTATGAATACCAACTATAAAAATACACAAATTCCGGGTAACATTAAAAAGACTGTTGTTCGATTGAAGTACTGGTACAATGACAAAATGTACAAATACCTTACCTACGATATGGGACACGCTTGGCCTCCCCAAACATCTAATGGTATTTCATTTAACATACCAATCGTGAGTGCACATTTGCTCGATTCGTACGATAAACCAGTAAAAGATTTACTAAACAAAATAAAAAGGTACGCGGGACCTCGTTTCGATTTTCACGGTGAAAAAGTAAAGATAAGCGACATGTTATATTACGACGAGGAAACACTCGAACAGGAGTTTCCTACTATACGATTACGAAACGCGTTAGGTATGGTAAAACACGTTAGTACGGTAGACGGGTACGTTACTGATCTTCGGGTACCTTAGTCGCGAGGTAAAATTTAAGTTCGCCCAAATTTGCGACGTTATATTTTAGTATTAAAAATCTGTTCTGTTCTTCTTGCATAATTTGCACCGTAGAACACATGCTCGTGGCCTTTGTGAATATATTAAGGTACCGAAGGGAATATTTACCCGAAATTTTGGGACTCTCTTCCGTACATTCAATACTCGTTTCTTGGTTCGCGAAATCACCATCGCAGTGAAGTTTTAACATTTTTCCGTCCCGTGTTATTTCTATATCGTTACCAATGTTATACATGTCTCTGCATATTCTTTGGAAATCGGACGAAAGCATGGGTGTTATTGTAGTCATGTTCATTTGCGGAACTTCGATTTGGTTTTCGTTTATATCCAGAAGTTTTAGCGAGAATGTCGTACATGATTTCTTAGACTCGCTATGAATTTCTATGTTCATGAATTCTTTACAATCTATTTTAATCACGAGAACATCGTTGTTCGTTATAGATTTCAGGAGTTTAAACGTGTTTGAGACGTTTATACCGGCAACAATTTCGTTTTCGCAATTGTATTCCTCAAAATTGTCGGCTGAAAGATACATGTCCACGAGAGAAGTTCTCGCCGTATCTAGAGTAACTATATACATTCCGTCTTTTTTGAAGTAAACGTTTACATCGTTGAGTATATCCTTTAAAACTTCGAAAGTTGATTTTATAGCAGATGCCTGTACGGTCGCTAATTTCATTAGTTTAGATTCTATTTAATTCTTTAATTATTGTTTAGTTTGTTGGTTATATGCATCCGAAACACTCCTGTTTATTTTTTCTTCGAGTTCCGGGGTCATGGCGGGTTGTAAAGACATGCCGTAACTGTCTAATTCGAATATTTCATCCATACCTTCACCGTCTAAAGTCGTCATATTACACGAACCAAACCCAACCAGTTCCAGTTCCTTTACTGGTAAAAGAGACTGTAACCAGTTTCGTATTTCGTTACCGACGAGAAATTTACCGTTTTTAGTAAGCATGGTCGGTACGCGGCTAATTTTGTTTTTGAACTGGGGTGGTATACCGAGTTTGTTTATGTTATGGTACGAAACAATATGTTTTAACTCTTCGTGTTTGTTTATAAAGTTAATCACATCTATGCTGTGACTACACTGTGGACTGTATATTAAGAGGGACATGCTACTAACTAAATTTATAATTTAATTTTTTTTCTAAATAAAATCACAGTTATATATAGATGAATACAATTGTTTTCGCTTCACTTGTGTTTTTTATATACTATCTACTAATCAGGGTGGAAACGTATACGTTACCCGAAAAAGTTTTGACTGAAGATGAAATAGATTTGTCTGATTACGTCGAAGAGGAGGAAGTTTCTATAACACACGACCTCATGCAAGAAATCATATTACGAACGAACGAAAAAATTTCCAAAAAAACGGGTATGTGTACGTACATAATAGAAACTACGGCGATCAAGAAATTCGTACACAAGGAAAATGGTAAAATTGTGTATAGGTGTATGTTCATGACTGTAAAATACGGTAACCCCGGTTTCGATTTTGGGTTTTTGGTGTCGGTTGACGTTGACGTTATAAACGAAGGACCGAGGTTCGAGGAACTCGACGTCGATAAGGAATTTTTTGGTGGTGAGGGAAGACAAACGAGTGATATAATGGAAGAAACGAAACGGGACATCGAGGAAAGAATGGCAAACATAGACGAATTGAACGAGATCGAACAAATACGTTTGAGACGAGACTATAAAAAAATGAAACAGTTGGAAAAAAATCTGAAAACCAAAATAGACGAAAAACCTAAAGTTTCAATCATGTCTATGCGTACACAACCCATATACACGGACAAACCAAATAACATAGACGTTTTTGTCCGACCGACCAAATCACAAGAATTTGTAGATTACAATTTGGTAAGGGATAGTGAACTCGATTTCATAAAGGGTAGAAATTTTATCGAAAAACAAATTATGAGTTCGGAAGAAATGTACGGGAAAAAAAATTGAAAAAAAAACTTCGAAATTTATACGCCCTATACACGTTCGAAAAAAAAAACTTTCTTTCAAAAAAAATTATAACTAATAATTAATATTTTTATACTATATACTAACGCATCCGTGAAACCTTATACAATATATACAGTATAAAATATAACACACACGGTTCAAAATAAAAAAAGTCATAAGGATCGTAAAAAATATAACAATTAAATTTCTTTTTTTTTTAAAGTAAAATCGCAACCCAAACCGAAACTATACATAAAAAGATAGACACCCCTTTATTTTTCACTTTTAATAGTCTTATTTTAGGGGTTAAAAATAGTGGTTTTTACTTATCCCAAAAAAGTAAAAAAAGCACATTTTTATAAAAAAATTTCGAAAAAAAACTTCGAAATTTATACGCCCTATACACGTTCGAAAAAAAAAACTTTCTTTCAAAAAAAATTATAACTAATAATTAATATTTTTATACTATATACTAACGCATCCGTGAAACCTTATACAATATATACAGTATAAAATATAACACACACGGTTCAAAATAAAAAAAGTCATAAGGATCGTAAAAAATATAACAATTAAAATTCTTTTTTTTTAAAAGTAAAATCGCAACCCAAACCAAAACTATACATAAAAAGATAGACACCCCTTTATTTTTCACTTTTAATAGTCTTATTTTAGGGGTTAAAAATAGTGGTTTTTACTTATTCCAAAAAAGTAAAAAAAGCGCGTTTTTGTAAAAAAAATATTATACAGGACAACTATATATGAATTACGAAATAAGAATACAAGGTTTAAACGGTTACGATGAAAAAATAATAAAAGTATTTTCGAGTGAACGATTTTTTAAAACTGTTAGAATTACATGTAATAATTCTAATACAAAATATAAACCTTGTTATATATTGTTAGTGTCTTGTAATTATAAACAGCCAGCTTTGAGACAATTATTAAAAAAACATTTTAACCGTTCCAAAGGTAAAGAACATGTATCTATAAAAAAATGGGATGGTAAACTTAACACGGTTTACAAGTTGTTTGGAGAAACCGTTAAATTGGATATGATAAGGGGTATTGAAACACCTGAAATAGAAAGAGTACAACGTTTTAATAAATCTGTTGTTGATAAAGTTAGTACTGAACAGAGTGTTACTGAAACCTGTTTTACAAAACATGTTTTAGAACCAAGTGACGAATACATTTTCCATTGTATAATGGATATCATTAGAAATACAGGTGAAAAATTTCTAAACAAAACTGAAATGGAAAATTTAATAGTACGAATTCAAGCTAATGTCAGAGATGATAATTCATGGGAAAAGTATAAGAATGGTTTATACATAAAATACAAGAATTAGATCCGAGTTTAAATTCTGAAAAAATAATTTCGTTTTATTGTATGATCAGTATTGATGAGATATCTCGTATAACTGAAAAACGTAACAAACTCAGAAAAGAGACGTACGTTAAAATATACGAACAGATCACTAAGAAAATACGACAATCGGTTGAATTAGGTCACAAACACGTTTTTGTTCAAATACCTTCTTTTGTCATGGGGTTTCCGCACTTTGAAAGACACAAAGCGTTACAGTACATCGTCAGACAATACGAGATAGGTGGTTTCATGGTTCAGCGCGTTGGTGAATACGAACTATGTATATCGTGGCGCCCCAAAAAAACGAAAAAGACCGAGGATAAAAGTGTAAACGAAGAACTCGGTGATTTTCCAACACTCGTGAATTTGAAAAAAACTGCAAATAAGTACAGGACAACGCGATAATTAGTTCATAAAAAAATTCCGCTTTATCATAAATGGATAACCTTAACATATTAGTAGAAGCTAAGCGTGAATACCTTGGTCAATTATGTATACTCATGTGTCCGGTTATGATAGAGGTTTACGAAGAAATGTACAAAGAAGCTTATAATCTTTCCAAGGGGAGAAAGGTTTTGATAATGTTTCAAAAACTTTTGAAAGAAGTTCCAAACTGGAGTGACGCGCAATCTAAATCACACAGTGATAACATTGCAAATAGGTGCGCTTGGTTTAACGATCTCATCGCGGCTGTTTTTGTGAGTTGTGTTAAGATTTTGTCCGCGGTTCGTTTAAGTAAGGATAACAAGAAAATATCACTCAAGTTACCAACGAATGAAGTGTTCATTCAAATGTGTTATAACAAAGCCGCCGAGAATCTTTATAACGATCCTTACATATACCACGACTCACAAAACGAAAACGCGAGAAACGATAAGTTGTTTGAACGTTTTTCCGCGTGCATAGAATCTGCTGTAAAAGAACTCATACCCGTACAACAAATCTTACAAACGTATATGTCCCAACAACAAGAAGGTCAAGACCTTGATTTGGGTGAAGCCGAAGTTGGTGATTTTGAAGACCCGGAGGTAAACGAAGGAAACCAAGAGGAAATAGAAAGTGACGGTTTTGATCAAGGAATGGAACCAGAACCCATGTCGGAACCAGAACCCATGTCGGAACCAGAACCCATGTCGGAACCAGAACCCATGTCGGAACCAGAACCTACGATGGAACCAGAACCCAGACCTTCGTTCGTGGATAATGAATTCAAAACAATAAATACAGGAAGACCAATACCAAAAGAAGAAGAAGACGTTTTGTTTTCGGATGCACCCGAAACCCAAAGAAAAAAACCTCAATTATATTAAATGGAGTTTGAAGACTATTTGAGAGATCCAATGTCTGCCGCGATCGTAGCCGGTCTTATTACAGCAGGATACATTCACTTTAAAGCAAAAATAAATAATGAAGGTAAGTTACCATTGAGTGCATATACTAAACCAGCGGCACTCGTTGGGATTTTAGTTTTTTTTATAGTCACGAACGGTCTCGGTAAACGTGAATCTATATCAACTGAACCGTTTTAATTTTCTTTACTTAACTTAAAGATATTGTAACTATATACAGTACAAAATGACTTCCGTATCCGCGTTCACTGAAATGATGGGTCAATTTCTTATGGAACTACACAAAACTTTTCCAGAAGAAAAAGGCTTGAAAAAGTGCATCTCCGCTTTTGAACTCATGAAAGATACAAACCCGAAACTCGTGGTAGATGGTTTCATGGCAAGCGTTACACCGTACGCAGATAAGATTTCGGCGAAAGACGATACGTTTTTCATAAACGAATCTAAGAATCTCGATTTCATGAAAGATATCAACTTGGAAAAACACTGGGATTCGTGTTCCGAAAACACCAAGAATGCGATTTGGCAATACGTCCAGACCCTTTACATGTTGGGTACAACTATCAAGTCTATTCCAGAAGATACACTCTCCATGATTGAGAGTGTTGCTAAGCAGTGTGCCGATAAGCTGGGCGCAGATGGTTCCGAATTAGACGAAGCCGCTCTCATGAAAACCATGCAAGGCATGTTGGGGGGTATGCTTGGAGGCAACAAAAAATAAACTCACTATATATAAATGGCTTCTTGGTTCGAAGATCCAAAACAACTCATTCGTTCGGATAAAGTTTTAGAGTTCTGGCCTTCAAATACACTCGCTCCAGAACAACGTATAAATGCGGCTTCAAGATTTATAATTTACGCAACGTGTATAATTTATATCATAAATAGAGACTTTAGAATTTTTATTTTAGGCGGTACGGCTTTAGGTGTTCTTTATGCTATGGAGAGAACGGATATGGTAAGAGAAGCACTCGCTAGACCAACTCAAAATCAATTAGGTACAACAGGACAGTGTCAACAACCCACAGTGGAGAACCCAATGGGTAATGTTCTTTTGAGTGATTTTAACGATAGACCAGATAGACCAAGTGCGTGTTACTACCCGACGGTTAAAAAGCAAACTAATGATTTAACAACGAACGGTGTTATGTACGGACCATCTCGTTCGCGTTCCTCTTTACCAGAATACCAAAGAAACTCTTTATCGAGACAGTTCGTAACCATGCCAAACACGTCTTTGGGAAATGATTCTCCTTACGAGTTTATACACGGTTCCCGAAAAGATACGTGTAGACAAGACCCCAGATTGTGTGATCCAGATGCAAGAGGTGTACAACTCGAAGCGTTCGCGGGTTTAGCACCAAACGGTGATGCGAGAATAACAGCCAGTAGATCAGTGTAATCTCAATTTTATATTTTAGATGTCTTAAAAGTAGGTACTCGATTTGCTTAAACAAAATCTTAAGTAATAGTAAATGGCGTATCAACTCCAACCAGGATTAAAAATCGTTCAAGATAAGGCTGTTCCAACCGTATGCGCAACCGAAGAAGTGTTCGCGTATCCTCAGCCCAGTACTCTTAATTACGGCTCTTCTCGTCCAAACACCATGCTCTATGGAACCGCACCTTACATGGCTGGTAAAGGTTCTCCAGCACAATTTATAGAGACGAGCGATGCTCTTCGACCACAATCGACTACACGCTTTAACAAGGTATTGGCGAAAACCTACGAAAGGAGTTTCCACCCTTTACAAAACGTCGAGTGTAAAGTTCCACTCAGAACCATGTCTTACGAACCTTCGAGTACGAGAGCCGAACTCCAAAACGGTTTGTTTCAGAAAAGATACCTCGATAAAAATGTTAGTAAGAAATAAGAATGGCTGATCCCATATCTATATTGGCTATAGCAGGTCTTGTTTATGCTGGTCGTAAACTGAGTAAACCAGAAGAAACGTACGCGATTGAAGGTAAGTCCATAGAAGAAGATGTCGTTTTAAAACCGGAATTTGATAGGGATGTTGTTATAAACGATTCGTTTCTAGGACCAGTTTCGCCGCTTGTTGAACCTACATACACGTCTAAAGAAGAAGTTGCTTCTTTTGCAGAAGTTGCTCCGCAACAGAGATCTTCGGGCGCAGAAGTACTTGCAATGAGAAATAGAATGATGTATGACGGAGGCATCATGAATAACCTTTCCCCGATAGAAAGACAAAACGTTGGTCCAGGTTTGGGTGTTTCCGCGGACGTACCCTCGGTCGGTGGTTATCAACAGCTTTTCAGAGTTAACCCAGAAAATGTGGGTGCATACCGTCTCACAACTTTACCAGGGCGAAGTGGTCCCGCTTACGATTCGAAGGGTGGTAGAAGAGGTATTGTAGGTGAAGTTGCCCAAAACAGACCAGAGAAAACGGCGTTTTTGCAAGGTCGACTTCCACCAGTACCAGGTAGAGCGCAAGGTATGAGTGGTAGAGCACCAAGAGGCGAACACGAACGTACGAAGAGAACGACGAACAGATCGGAAACCGGTTTGCGTACGGACGGTTTGTCGTATGCGAGTGCAAAGAGAACGGTTTCGGCACTCACACGTGCCCAGGAACCAACGAGAAACAAGAAGGATGGAAACACGGAACAGTACCAGTACAATAATCAACCCGCACCAGGTATTAGTAGTTTTGTTGGTGGGTATTTGAGTGCACCAGCAACTAAGATAGGTGAGAAGAGAACGTGTGATACACCATACACGGTAGAAGAACTCATGAAATATGGTTTTAGACCGGGATATAAAAGAGGTAAAGCCGATAGAGCCGGGTGTGCCGGTAGAATGAATGTACGTGCCGATCCACTTAACCAAGGTGGTATGGTTACGAGTGTTCGTTCGGATACGACTCGAATAGACGGTAGAGTGAACTCAGCGGATGGGGCTTGGACACAACAGTATAGACGAAACGATTATAACCAGTTCAACGCATACAAAGGTAACATGAATCCAAACGCGTCTCCAAATAGTTTAGACATGGCGAAACGTCAACTCATGAATAATCCATTATCACACAACCTTTCCTAATTAGTTAAACAAATAAGTAAATACACTCATTAAAATATTGTTCATATATTTTAATGAAGGTACACACCTTAGATATAGATAGTGGTGAACGTGATCCCACATTGTACCCAAACCCAGGTGATTATGTAGTACACCTAAAAAACCCTATATACGACGTGTCGAAGATTTCGCTTATATCAGCACGAATACACAATAGTCAGTATCTCATACACGATAGAAATAATCAGTTCGATATAAATGGTAGTACTGTCACTATACCTAACGGAAACTATAGCGGGTCGGATTTAGCACAGGCGATTGTAACAGCCTCTAGTGATATTACGAGTGCTTCTTTCGATAAGGAAACGAATGCTATAACGTTTACGGGTAGTGCACCTTTCACGTTTGAGTTTTATGGGGGTACGAACGGGTACGCTACGGGAACGAACGGGTACACGACACCACACGATATTTTAGGTTTACCGGCAAGTAACGTTTCGTCTACAACCTCATCACCTTACACTTTAGAAACGGGGAGTATTAATTTACAAGGTGCAGATGCAATTATAGTGAAACTGAGTAGCGGTTCGGACGAATTTACAAAAACGGTTTTTTCGGAATCACCATTTTATACCGGACGTATACTTTTGTGTGGTGACGTGATTAACTATTCAGGGGCGGACGATGCCGTAGAACACAATTTCGATTCCGGATCGCAAAAAACGATATCGAGTTTAAGGGTACAATTTTATTATAGTAGTAATAACCGGTTAATACCATACGAGTTTAGAAACGCGAACCACGTTTTAAAATTAGCTATAACGTGTTCTACTGATAAACTCGAAAACCTGTCTAGTGTGAGTAGAGAATGGTCTCTACCACCACCTATGAGTATCCCCGAACTGGAGGATCCGCGTAGATGGGATGGTGTTATATCTATATTTGTAATAGTCGCCACTGGACTATTCTTACTACTTGTTACTAAAAAACAAGCGAGACTTATCGAGTAACCGCGAAGATTGGTTGACCTGGCTTTTGGACACGCGTCGACAATCTGGAAACGACGATGTATACGACGATGGAAAGGAGCGTCGTGAGCAAAGCGGTAAGCGTGTAGTTCATACCACCGTTCTTGTTGACCTTGACGATTTGGTTAACCAACCACCTGACCAGGTCCATCCAAGACAAAGCGGCGGCGAAGGAAAAACCCGCGACGATCGCGTTGAGGGATTGCGTTTCGAGTTCACGAGTAACGAGCGTAACAGTTTCGGCTGCGGTAGACATTTTTTATACTATAGAAACAGATTTTATTCTGGGAACAAATCGTCCTCGAATAAAATTTTTTTATACTTTTTCGTATTTTTAAGGTACCCTTTTAACATTTTCGGGTTACCACCTTCGTATTCTGACTCTGAAGATTCCGATTCCGATTCCGATTCCGATTCCGAGTCTGAGTCCGAATCATCTTGACTATCTTCGTCGGATAATTTGAAATATTCACGACTCGTCGTCCATCCACTCGGAGTTTGAGTATTCATTATTATCTATAGCATTTTTTAAAAGCTGTTCTGACGGGTTTTTTGGTTGCCACGTACTCCAATTATCGTACGCCATGTTCATTTTAACGAATTTGTATTCCCTTCCTGTGTACCTCGTAAAGGTTACATCCGTATCGTCTACAAAAACCTCGTCCTCGTCCTCGTCGTCATCTTCGTCTTCGTCTTCGTCTTCGTCGTCGTAAATTTCCGGGAACATGGACCCCGTGTGTTTTCCGACTTCGTGCATGACACAATACTTCATGGAGTATTCCATATCTTCTGGTAAAACTGTATCGCGTCCACACGCCTTAGCGTATTCGGCTGCAAATAATACCGATTTCTCTATAACTGGTAACATGATATCCAAAACCATGTTTTGAATGTTTTCTGTGATGGTTTGTTCTGCGTCTTTTTCTTGTTGATTCATTATATTATACGTTAAACAGTGTTTTAGCAATACCGTTTTCTACACGGAGTATATTATAACTATGCGCCAAAACTCTAAGTTCCCTTTGTGCATATGTATCGGGTGTTATTTTCATTTTTACTATTTGATCTTTAACTAAACTAAAGTTTCTTTGACCCGTGGGGTACCACCGTTCTGGTTCGAGTGCGAAACTATACGAGTAGTATCTTCTGAATAGTTGTGTTCGCGTGTGGTGTATACCACTTTGTACCGCGCGTAAATTAACAACACTACCCGTTTTTTCATTCAATATGACCGAATCGTCGAGTATGAGTTCCAAACTTTTCAAGTGTTCATAATTGGTATATTCACTATTATACAATTGAAATGACGAATCATAATCAAAATTAGATACAAAATGACCATCTGGAACTTTTCTTAATCTTTGTACTATAAAAAAAAGTTCTTTTATGGGATTTTTAAATTGGAGTCTGTGAGTAACATCTATGTAATTGTCTATATTTGCACTTATTGGTACTATATTTTTACTTTCCTGTATTTGTGTAATTATATAATTTATTCTTTGATTACTTAACTTCTGTTTTTCCTCTTCATCTAACGAAACCATTTCAGTGGTTAGTTTTATACTTTTTATGAGACCTTTTGGAGACTCATTGGTATAAGTAGATAGATAGTATGTTGTGTCTATACCGTATATACAGTCTTTCGCGTCTCTCAGTTTTATAACGACTTCAATTTCTTGTTTACTTATGGCGCATAATGGAATAGCAAGTTCGGGGTTATTATAAAAGTAAAACGGTATATCGACAAAATATTTGGTATCGGAGGTTGCGTACCCGAGGTATCCCAAAATAGAGTTATTTACAACGGGTGTACCCGAAAATTCGAGGGGTGGTTTACCGACGAGTTTGGCTAAATTATGTTGTTTCGTCTGTGTGACGTAGTTATCTGAATAAATCGCTAAGAAATCGCTCGGAACACGTTGTATAACTTCACCACCTATGACGAGTTCGACGTATTCAATCATGGCGTGACCTATCGATTCCACATAACCAAACCCGTCGTATCCGGATTTTAAATTTTGATCTATAGCACTTAATTCAACTTTCAAACTCACGGTTTTTAAAAGGTCACCTTGGTCTTGAGGAATGGTACACTTTATGGTATTACCAAACTCTATTTCGCCATCGACATCTAAATCAACAAAGAAAGGTGCAAAGTTCGTGTGTTTTTGAAAGTTCTTTATAAAGTACGTGTATTCTGGATCGTCCGTGAAAAAAGCGTCCTGTGGACCCGATGTTTCTAACTGAACAATACCAGCCATTACTATTATAACCCACTAAAATTTTAAACCTCCGAGCCCGCTGTTTATACGTAACACGTTATAGTTTACGGCATATGCATATACTTTGTGTTCGTAGTTCGTATCGGGTGATTCGAGTTCAATTTCAATTAAATTGTGTGCTATTCTACTCATGTTAACCTGACCCGTTGGATAATACGTCTCCGGGTTTAGTGAAAAACTGTATACCCCGAAATTGTTTTCGGTAACACCCGTATAATATTTCAAAGGTTGTTCGTAACTTAACATTAAATTATCGGCGTCTATTATTGTATTGTTATTAAACTTCATGGTAACGTGTTTTATTGGATTGAGTTTGTGAACGTCATCACTCACTGCTAAGAAGAACATTTCCTTTACGGGGTGTTTGAAATTAAGCATACCCGCTTTTTTAGATTCGCCCGCCTTAAACTTAAACTGGGACATTTGGAGTTGTGTAATGACATATTCTATCGGTCTAGACATTAAAAAGTTTTTTTCGTCTTCCGTGACGAAAAAGAAATCTGTGGCAAGTGATACCTTTTTAATAGAAGAAGAAACATCGGAAGGTGGACTTGATATAGTATTAGTGTCTCTTCTGTAAGTTACAGTCACATCATTCAACTTTTTAAACTTTATGCGTACTTTGACGCGCTGTTTGGTAAGAGCGCATACGGGTATAGCTAAACTTGGGTGTCTAAAAAAATAAAACGGTAAAAATACCTTGTAATCCCAATCGTAAGAAACTGCTATATAATTATCGTGTCCCGTTAAGAAGTAAAGAGTTTGGTCTATGTCGTCTTTGTTACTGTGTATTTGGTCATACATGTATATATATTCACCCGTAATACGCTCTATGGTCTGATCACCAATCAAAAGATCGGCATAGTCTATTATTCTTGATCCTATAGATTTATTATACCTTATATCACGTATGTTTATTTGACCACCCATATTAGAATGAACTTCACAGTAATAATATAAAGTCGATGGTGCGTTATTAGGTACGGTAAAAGTAACAGTACTCTGTTCTGCACCCGAACCTGTAACACCATCTGTATAAGGTGTTTGGATAACACCACCATCTCTACCATCAGGAGTTTCCGAAAACCAAAATGGATGTCCAACTGTGTTTACGTTAAATGTATACGTAGAACCTTCGTAAAGTGTGAGTGTATCTTGTTGAACACCATTTATATAGTATTTTAAACCAGATTGGGTAACTTCGAACGTTTTATTTTCTGTTGTTGGTTTCGGTAAAGTAAAATTGAGCATCATACTTCGTATGAGATCCCCTTTGTTTTTGGGAATGTTACACTCCATTACCGTATCGTAATCGATATCACCATCGAACGGTGTTTCTATGGTTTCTATTGAAAATTTAGTGTGTCTCTTAAAATTTATCAGGAAATACGAAAATTCCGGTTCGCCAGTGAGCCATTGATCCTGGACTCCCGTAACAGCGAGGTTTAAACGACCAGCCATTCTTACTCTATGTGAGTAAAATTTTATGAAATAAAACGACACGATATAGTAGATGAATCTTCAGTTGAGAAAATTCAAACCAGAAAACATGGCTGACGATAAGGTGTGTGTTTTTATTGGTAAACGTAACACGGGTAAATCGACACTCGTTACGGATATCCTGTATCACAAAAAACATTTACCTGCGGGTATAGTTTTATCTGCGACTGAAGAAGGTAATCACTATTATCAACAGTATATACCGGATCTTTTCATTTATGGTGATTACGATAGGGAAGCTATTGAACGCGTTATGGATAGACAGAAAAGATTGGTAGGTGCCGGTAAAACAAATTGTGGTGCTTTTTTGCTTTTAGATGATTGTATGTACGACTCGAAGTTTATGAAAGATACGTGTATTCGCCAATGTTTTATGAATGGGCGACACTGGAAGATATTTTTCATGCTTACCATGCAATACTGTATGGATTTACCACCAGCACTCAGGGCAAACATTGATTACGTCTTCATTTTACGTGAAAATATTATTCAGAACAGAGAAAAATTGTTTAAAAATTTCTTTGGGATTTTTCCAAGTTTCGAAATGTTCAATAAGGTTATGGATTCGTGTACGGAGAACTACGAGTGTTTGGTTTTAGATAACACATCCAAAAGTAACAGGATAGAGGATTGTGTTTTTTGGTACAAGGCGACGCTTAGAAAAAACTTCAAGGTAGGTGCTCCACAGTATTGGCAAACCCATAAAAAGATGTTTAACCCAAAACACGGCAACATGAAAGTCGGTGATCCTAAATCAGTTAAAAAAAATACACCATTTAAAGTTACTAAAAAGAAATAAATGAACTTTATCAGACGAATATGTAATTCAAGAATGGTGTACCCATACGAAAAATTTAACGAACTTTCATCAGGTGGTGGTTACTACATGTACATAAATGTATGCCACGATTCGAAACGTATATATTTTAACGATTCTATACCCGAACGTGAAAAAAAGGAAGTTTTACCCAGGGTTTTAAACACATTTTTGAGCATGTACCCACGATATGTTTTACACTCAGGTGATGAATGCGTCAGTGACCGAGTCTAAAAAACTGTGACTAAATTAATGACCGACGTGTATACTATGAATTTATCTGATTCCAATGATGGTATGGTGAATTTAAACAATAATCAGTCCACCAATTTTATACCGAACACACCACCGTCTCCACCACCGCAAAATAATATCATGGAAAAAAATATGAGTGAAAATAAACAGACTATGGACTCTACTCCAATTTCAGATATAATGGGTCAAACGGAACTTCCACTCGAGCCACCCATGATGGCACAAGATCCAAGAATGACGCAAATGCAAATGCAAGCGCCAATGATGATGGCACAACAACAACCACAACCACAAATGACGCAACAAAAACAAGGTGAGTCGGGTAGTAATCCATTCAATTTGACGGATGAACAGTTTCAAGCTCTCGTTGTAGCTGCGTGTACGGCGATAGCGATAAGTAAGCCAGTTCAAGAAAAACTCGCAAACTTCGTACCGTCGTTTCTTAACGACCACGGGAACAGAAGTGCTGTTGGTTTAGCGTCTACCGGTTTGGTTGCCGCTTTAGCCTTTTTCATAGCTAAAAAATATTTGTAATTTAATTAAACGTTGTTATTAACAACCATGGATGAATACATAGATTCACCACCTAGTAACATGTAGGATAACACGATACCAAGTGTTAGAAATACTGCACGAAGTCCAGCAACCATACCTGTACTTTCTGTAGTTTTACCATACTTTTCGTAATCCGATTTAACTTTTTTAGAACCACCCAATACAGCCGCGGTTAAGCCTAGGGTAAAGAACATGGTTAGTAAAAAGAATTTATAATCGAGTCCGAGACGACTAAATTCACCACCTCTCCCTATTAACATAAACACGAAAGGTGTTACGAGCGTTGTTAAAAACAAGTTTACCCACGCGTCGTTAAAAAAGAGGGGCAAACTCGTTGAAAATGCGGTAAGATTCATAAGTATTATTAAGTAAAGAACATCGGATTTACGAGCTGAATACGACATACTAATATATTAATAATAAAGATTATTTTATTTATCCTGAACATGTTTACCACAGAATTTGGTTCTTTGTGGTATTTCTTGGTATATGTTTAGAGAGATACACATTTCGCGAAGTTTATGAAAATTGTCCCAAAAGTCTTTACTATGTGAATACTCGTCGACGGTACAGTGTGCGAGTTCGTGTAAAAGTACGTGAAATATTTCGTTCGGTTCACCGTCTATACATATACCTATATCGTTACCCTTATTCACGTTATACCCAATAGACCCGTTTAACCGGTGGTGAGCGGTGATCGGAATTTCTTTACACAACATTTTGAAATCTTCGTTATTGGTTTTTTCTATGTGTTCCCTGAGTATTCTATACTTTTCGCGAACCTCTGTGAGTTTTTTGGGTTCGCGTGTATTGATAAACAAAAACGCGTTTATTAGTACGAGGAGTATTACGAGTAACATCCTATATTACTTACTTACCATAGAGGAACAAAAAAAATTGGGTAAAGGTATATGAGTAATAACAATAACGTCCCCAATTCTCTCAGGGCACTCGGTATCAATAG